AGCACGAACAGCTAAGATACCATCATCAGTGGAGATATCGTAGCCTTTTCGAGCTGCCCAGCTTTCCAAGAGAATGGTCACTGAGTGAGTATGATGTAATTCCAGGTCTTTATCGGTATCGCAGATATAGCAGCTTCCAGCTTTATCATAAGCAGCTTTTGCCTTATCCCTAACCCATTTTATTGGAATTCTTTTATTGGTATTACTTGCCATTTACATGTAATCCGAGTGAATGTACCTATTATAGCACCGTGGCATATAAAAGTCAAGGAGTAAATTTTTACTTAGTAAGGATATACGCACAATAAAATTACTGTTGAATTTTGCTACTCGATCCGGTATAATGGATTAAATAATTATGTTAATAAGGTAAATTTATGACTACTGGGATATATACGTTAAGTTTCACAGGTACTGATAAGGTATACATAGGACAATCTATAGATATTGAAAATAGGTATAAATCTCACTGTACTGCACTGCGCTGCGGTAAATCTACAACTAAGCTACAAGAGGCGTTTAATACGTACGGGTTACCTAGCTTAACCATTTTATTAGAGTGTAGTATAGATGAGCTAGATACTAACGAGGAACTTGCAATAGAAATATACAATTCTGCTGAGGGTGGGTTTAATACTATGTATAGTAGCGGGCATAGATCTACACTACGTGGGGAACTAGCGGGCAATTCCAAGTATACTAACGAATTAATTATTGCGGTATTTATGGAATTAGTATATAGTAGTAAAACGCATGCTGCTATCGAGAAGGAATATGGTATATCTAGAGGTGCATTAGGCGATATATCTAGAGGTGCTAGTCACAAATGGTTAAGAGATGCGTACCCGGATGAATACAACATATTATTAGATAAAGTAAAGACTAGGCGCAGCGAGTCGCTTACAAGTAAACTAGGCGGGGCTAAAACTATTAACAAGTACCCGAGCGTTTTATCTCCGGACGGGCAAATTTACCAAGTAGTATTACTAAGGGCATTCTGTCGCGAACATAACCTTAACCATGGATCCTTTGGCACTATGTTACGTAGCGGCAAAGGATCACACAAAGGCTGGACTATAGCTTAAATAGTAAATGAATAAAGCGCGTAACGTAGAGCGTCGGCCATGTGACTAAATTTATCATGTAGTGGCTTCTCTTTTGTCAGGGTTTCTTTTGTATCCCACCTATATTGATCTAGTGTAGCTAACGTTTCTGTACAGTGTGGAGCTACTAATAACCTATTCTGCTCTACTAGTGTCTGCACATGTGCGATACCTGGTAGTACGTCTTTCTTGGCCTTAATGGTCGGTATATCGTATAAGTACGCTAAGTCACTTGCAAACTGAGCTGCAGCAGCATCTATGAATATAGGATCGATACCCCATTTTGTTATCAATTCCTTAAATGCATCAGCATGCTTATCGGTGGTAGCTTCTGCTTTTAAGTATTCGTCCACTACATGGAACTTATCAGCTCTAGGACAATAAGCTAGTACTATAAATGCTGTGGGGTCTCGATAGCCTACGTCTATGCCAGCAAATATCTCATCACCATCATCTCTAATGTACTCGCATATATCAGTGCTGGAATCAAAACTAAAAATTTGACCCTCAAACTGAGTAAATGACGCCATGTACTCTTGCTCAAATTCAGCCTTAGACATACTCTTACGCGCTTCAGCAACGTCAGATTCAGTCATTCTAGAGTTTTCAGTATAGTCTGCTGAAATAGAGCACCACTGAGGATACTCATCATCAAACCCACGCTGGAAGAACTCACTAAACCAGTTATTCTTACCACGAGGAGTAGAAATGAAGATAGCTTTAGAGTTAGGCTTATCTAGTGTAGGGCGTAACTGAACGTTAAACGCTTCTTTACCGCCATCACCAAGAGCAGCCTCGTCAAATAAAATAATATTATAACTACGACCTACGCACGAGTCTACTGTACTAAGCGACCCCATACGTACTGTGGAACCGTTAGACAGCTCTACAATTTTATCCTTTAAGTTATCGCGAGTAATCTCTAGGTCGAAAGCTCTAATAAAGCTACGCTGTAACTCGAATGAGATGCTAGAAAGATTATAATTAGGCGAAATAATTAGGACATTACACCCAGGTACTAGAGCTACTAACTGAGCAATAATATTAGCAATGTAGGTCTTACCAAGTCGTCGCGATAGAGCTGCGCATACGAAACGGTAGTTGGGATTATTAATAGCATTAATCAGCGCAATCTGTGGAGCGTTGATCTGATCCCACACACTACTCTTTTCGTACGTGACCGGGTCCACTGCCGGTAGTAGCTTTAAGTACGGTACAATAGGTAACTTTATGAAACGAGTACTGGCAGGGAAGTCTGTCACTGTGTCGGAATCAACATCCGGACGGGAAATAGTAAGCATAAAAATTTTACTCTTGTATACTTCGTCAAAAAAGTTATATAATAACTAATATTAACATAGGTATGGAAAATGGCAACAAAAAAGACTACAGCGGAGTTCGCTAAAGAGTTATACGATAAGTTCAGCCTAACTCTTACTAGCGAGTACCTAGGAGCTCATACTCCGATAACCTTTACCTGTACAGAAGGACACAGTAATACAGCGGCACCTACAAATCTCTTACGTAGAGGATACTCTTGTAAGGCCTGTAAACATGGTACAGAAATAGTTACAAAAATAGACTGGAATACTAAGTTACCTGAACTAGAGGTACTTATAGCAAAAGCTACACCTACTAAGGACATAGCTAAAGCGTTAAACACTACGGTGTCAGCCGTTAATAACGCTATCTATAAGTTTAATTTGAGCAACTCTAAGCTACCAAGAAGTTATAGCGACTTAAAAGAGGCTCTAGCTAAACAAAATAGAATCTTGCTTACACCTATATCAGAGTATCAAGGTACTAGCACTCTAGTATCTGTAGTATGTAGTAATAACCATGAAATACTGCAGCAAGCAGGTAATATAACTAGTAAAGGCACTAACTGCCCTAAATGTTTTTCAGCTAAAGGCAAGTCTAACGATGAAGAGGCACTGGCAGCCTTTATTGAGTCTATTTATAAAGGCTGGATTATTAAGGGCGATAGAAGCATACTAAACGGTAAGGAGTTGGACATAGTTCTCCCCGATCTGGGCCTGGCTTTTGAGTACAACGGAAACTACTGGCACAGTGAGGCTAAAGTAGATAAGTACTACCATCTAAATAAGACACTAGAAGTAGAGTCAATGGACTATAGGTTAGTCCATATACCAGAACACTTGTGGCTAACTAAACGCCCTATCTGGGAAAGCTACATTAGCAATCTACTCAATAAAAGTACTAAAATCTACGCTAGAAAATGTATAGTAAAGGCTATTAACTGGCTAGAGACTAAAGAGTTCCTAGAGTCTAACCACTTACAAGGAGCAGGCTCTCCTACAGGTATTAATTTAGCACTAAAATGCGAAAACGAAATACTAGCAGTGATGACGTTCTCGAAGCCTAGATTTACAGATAAGTACGAGTATGAGCTAGTAAGATTCTGTACTAAACTTAACACATCAGTTACTGGCGGAGCTTCTAAGCTACTTAGATACTTCGAGAATATGTATACCCCTGAGTCCGTAGTAAGTTATGCAAATAGGTACTGGTCGCAAGGTAACGTATACAAACAACTAGGCTTTACGTTTGACCATAACACTGAGCCAGGTTACTACTATGCTAAAAGGCTAGAAATTATTAGCAGGTACAAAGCTCAGAAGCATAAGCTGCAAGACCTACTAGATCACTACGACCCGGCGCTCTCAGAGACTGAAAACATGGCTAATAATGGGTATAACAGGGTATGGGACTCAGGTAACCAAGTTTGGGTTAAACTTTATCACCTATAAGTTTTGCGATTAGAGCACCGTATTTACTGCCGTCCCCGCCTTCGTTAATCTGAACATTGACCTGCGACTTAGGCCCGCGTTCCGTACGCAGCTTCTCTAGCTGGATTTCTTTATCTAGAAGCTCCATAGTCATCTTGTGAGACAGAGCTAGAATTTCGATAATATCCTTACTAGAACCAATATCTGCTTCTTCCATCTCTGTGAATTTCTTCTTAATAATTGCATCCATAGCTGAACGCATCTTATGTCGGTTGTTGAACCCGACGTCGAAGAAGACTTGATTGATGTACGAACGGACCTCGCGTCGAGCTAGAATATCGGTAACTAGATCGACGCTAATATCTAGTTCATTTGCGACGCCTCGTGCGTCCTGTACTTGGAGATAGCAGTTAGCTACCTCTAGTGCTTCCGGTGAGATCTGGATAATCTCGGCGGGGGAGCGATTAGATTGGGGAGTTAGTTCATTCATGACGTATGAATACTTTGGTGGATTCCCCCAAGTATAACATGTGTGCTACCCGAGTGCAATGGTGAAATTTTGTACGGTGTGTACGTCTTGTGAGGTTATGTGCGTTTTGTGAGGTGTGTGCGTTTTGTGCGTCTTGTGCACTGCTCTGCGTATAAAAAGTTTTGCGCAATCTGTACAGTGCTCTGCGTATAAAAAGTTTTGCGGAAAATATCTGTCTGTAGGCCGCGTGGGGGTGTGTATGGGGGTGCGGCACTCAGTAAGTCTAATAACCGGCCCTGTCTCATTATATCACAGATTCCAGCATTTTTTCATACATGTGCGATTTAATTTCTCTATCGCAAAAATACAACAATAAAAAATAATCTTGTGAATTTTGTGGTGGTTGTGTGTTATACTAAACACATACCGCAACAAGGACACATCATGAAGAACCGCAGCGAGTTTACAGCTAACATTTCGATGCAACGTCAACATGTTATCCATGCTTGGGCGAAGCCGTCAACTCAACCTCGTCGCTTGCGCAGCATGGTCAAGCGTGCTACAATGTCTTTGGCCGGTGCCGTTGCCATTGTGGCTACAGCCTTCGGGCCTTTCCTGTATCACATCTGGAGCATCTAACATGACACAGAAGAACCCCCGCGAAGAAGCTATGGCGCACTACCTTGCAACATATAAGCGGCAGCCCGACGGGGCGTGCTTCCACGGCCCTCATGTGGTGCAGGTGTACGCCTACGGGCTGAATGTGTACTATAAGGTAGCCGAGGATGGTAGCGTATACGATCCCCAGGTAGACTAACCATAACGATCTAGGTGAGAATGATTCTCACCTAGATTTGCGCCAATATTATACCACATAATATTGGCACGTGTCAACAATACCCTACAATTTTGTAGGGTATTGTTGGCGCCGATTATACCACACGCTACAGAGCTTGTAAATAGGTACTTGTACTGATGACGTATTATTTCCACACTTGCACATGGCTGCGCTTTTCGACTATAATAAACACATGCCGCAACGAATGACCGAAGCGGCAGACGGCAAGAAAAAAGATTAAAAATTTTCTTGACGGGCTGCAAAAAGGTGTTATAATAAACACATACCGCAGCAAACGGTTAAACAAGGTTTCTGTTACAATCCAACCATAAAGGATGCTTGAAATGACTGCTACCACCAAGACCCCCAAGGCCGTGAACTACACCGCCGAACAAACCGCCGCTATGCTGGCCGCTTACACTGCCGCCCCGACGGTCGAGACTGTCGAACAGATCGCCGCTGATCTCGGCAAATCCGTGCGCTCGATTGTTGCGAAGCTGTCGCGCGAGGGCGTGTACAAAAAGAAGGAATACAAAACGAAGACCGGCGAAGCCGTCATTAAGAAGGACGAAGCTGCTGATGAAATCGGTGCGCTGCTGGGCATGGCTGAGAACGATATCGAATCGCTCACCAAGGCGAACAAAAATGCTCTGAAAATGATCGCCGCTGCGCTGAAGGGCAAAGCCGAAGCCGAAGCCGAAGCCGAGCAAGCGGCACACGCTGAAGACTGAAAATAATTGTAAGGGCTTCGGCCCTTACACCGAAAACCTGATATAATCTAATCTTTCACCAAGGAATCAAAAATGGCTAAAATGACTGCTCGCGACAAGATGGCACGCGACGTGTTTATGAACCAAGTTACTGCGAAGGGTGGCGACGTTTTCAACTATCCGTCGATGCGCATTACTGTTGCGGTCGTGCCCGCTATTGGCAACACCATGCGCGCGCGCTTCGCTCGCGTTAGCGTGGCGCAATGCTCTGAGCAGGACAAATTCAAGCGCAAACGCGGCGAGCTGATCGCAACCGAACGTATGGCATACGAGCAATTCTTTTCTGTTCCCGTTGACGGTCGCGCATTGTGGGAAGTTGCTGACTCGGTGGCCGAGTTCCTGGGCAACTGATAATAAGGGCTTCGGCCCTTAAAGGCGAATGAGAATCATTCTCATTCGCTGGCGCCAAATTATATCATATAATTTGGGCGCATGTCAAGCACTGTTACACAATTTATTTGGTGCTAGTTGCAACAATGCCACAACACTATATGGTATAATCTAATTTTAAGGGGCTAACATGGCACACACGGAACTGGATTTGGTAGATCAGATGATGTGGGAGGATTTGGTAGAATTTGAGACTCTGGAAGATGCAGGGCTTGAAAATCCACCAGATTTTGATTCTGTTGTGTCTGCGCAACGTGCGTATTATGCTGACGAAGCGTGATATAATCTAATTTTGAGGAGCTAAGATGATTGCTGCACACGTCGTATGTGATAAGGTTTTTGGTCAACCTAATGAATACACAAACGTTTTTGTTTGTGTGGATCGGGAAGCGGCGCGTTTTATGCGCAATGTGCGCAATGGGTTCGGGCAGTCAAGCAAGGCCGTAGCAGGTGTCGCTAAACTGCAACGAGGTGGCGGGTTTAAGATTGCTTGGCTACATCGCAGCTAAGCAAACACAAATGAGAATCATTCTCATTTGTGGCGCCAAAATTATATCATATAATTTTGGCCCATGTCAAGGGCTTTCGCAAAAATACAACGAAAAAATAATTGTTGCATGTCGCGCTTTGTGAGGTATAATAAACACATGAACACGAACCGCACATTTGACCTGATAACGGTGGACAATGCTACTGATACGCATTGGCTGCGTTTACAAAAGCTGTTTCCCGTGCTAAGGGCGCATGGGCGGCCCGTGGTTCGCTTTGACGCGCGATACACAAAATGTCTGGGCTTTTGTGATAGCGAAGCCGGAATTATTACACTTGCTTACAAGTATTTCCCAAAAAACCGTGATACAATGCTAAATGAAGTTCTGCCGCATGAGCTGGCACACTTCGCAGATTACTGCATGATTGGCTGGAAAGAATACGAATTTTTTGAGGGACACGGCCCCAACTGGCAGAAAATCATGGTATCATTAGGGCTTCAGCCAACCTTGGAAATATATGTTAAACGCTAAGATCATCGAAACAATCGGCACGGCCACCGGCATCATCGGCGCTTTGTTGGTTGCGACAAAAAATGCAGAATACGGTTATCCGGTCTTTCTTACATCTAGCGTTTGCCTGCTCATTTCGGCATATAAACAAAAGAATAAAAACCTTATCGGGCTACAATCCGCGTTTCTGGCAACTAATTTGCTAGGTTTGGTAAATTATATTTAATAGGGCTTCGGCCCTTATTAGGGGAATATAAATGGGATATCTAAAAACTAGCCCGATCAAATATATGGCTATCTATATTGATGCACATAATAGGGACGAAAAAATCGAAACCTTTATTACCAAAGAATCTATGGAAAATTTTTGCCGGTCTGATGAAGTATATTCGGTGATTAACATTTATATGCTGGAGGAAATATAATGGATTACCATGTTATTCAATGGATCGCAAAAGATTGCCCATATAAGACGCTGCCGTATATTAAATCGGCCTGCCGAGTATGTAAAGCATTTACATACTGTCACAC